CCCCGCGCCGCTTGCTTCGTCAAGATTTGATAACGTTTGAAGGTATGCGTTTGAACTAGAAAATTGCGAAAGTGTAAAAGTTATCCTTCCCATTTTGTTATTAGTTCTTGAACGTGTAACGTTTCCGTCAACGTCAACTTTTGAAGTAAAAGAGTCTTCCGACCTTTCGGCCGTAATTTCCGAACCGTCTTCGAACCCTTCAATTTCTTTTATACCAACTATTAAATTTACTGCTTTAAAATCATATGTTCCGTCTAACATGGTAGCCCCCTTATACGCTTAATGTTCCGTCAATTTGAACTTTGTGAATCGCACCCGCATAATTTCCAGTAAACTTAACGTCTCTTAAAAATCTTGCGGCCCTATCGGCCTTACTTGTATCAGCTCTTTTCGGAACCGTTACAATTGGCCCGTCTTCCCCGCCAACTAGAATTAATCTATCAACGGCACGGTCAAGAACTTCCTCAACTTGTAAACCGATTGACTCAATTCCGCCGTCCGTGTAAGGAACCTTGTCCGAAGAAACCAATAATCCAAAAACGTTTTCTTGAATTCTTGCTTGAATCCAATCCGTTCCTCTCATAATGTCGATGTATTCGCCCGAAGCAACAACACCCTCTTCAAACATATTAAAACCGGCAATTGGAATATAAATATTTCCGTTCTTGTCTTGAATGTTTTTCTTTTCCGCCGAAGTGAATTTATTCGCCGAAATTGCGTTTCCTTCTTTGAATTTCCAAGTCGCGCTTCCCGGGTCTTTAGGGGCCATAAGTCCAACCCAAGCGGCAATTTTATAATCAACTAATTCCGCGGCCGGAACCCATAAACCAAATGTTCGGTCATAGTTTTGAAGTTTTAAGTCTCCAATTATTCCAGGTGTTAAACTTGATTCCGTTTCATCTTTCGAATTCGCGTCACTTGTTTGGTAAGCGTAAAGTTTAATTATAGTTTCGATGTATGCCGAAACAAGAGTTACTTGTAATGGCGTGTGAGTAGTATCACAAAGAAAATACCAATCGTCGTCTTCGTCTCTTGCCGCAATCAAGTCTTCAACTGGGCCGTTATTTGCAACACCCGCCGTAATGCTAAGTTTTGCGTCACCAACCGAAACCGAATAACCTTCCCCGCCATTACTTGCCGTAATGTCGATTTTGTCCGTTCCGTTTGCAACGAATCCCGCGTTTACGCTTGGAATTCCCGCAAGTAAAGCAATAAGACCGGCTTGAATTTCCGCGTCCGTTGCGTCTGCGTCCGAAATGTATTCGACAAGAATACCGTTAAAAGTAACCGCGTAAGTCGCCGCATTTTCCACGCTATCAATGTTAATAATGTCGGTTTGTGCAATACTTGGCGATTGCTTAATTACCTTTAATTTTTCAATTTTAGGTGATTGCGAAACCATTGCCGAAGCCGCTAAATAAGTTTGACTTGCCGTCGTGAAACCGTCCGCAATTAAACTTTCAAGAACCGAGTCACTTTCGTATTCAGTAACTAAGTTTGTTAGTAAAAGATTTGCTTCCGTTGACAAAATCGCCGGAACGCCAAACCCTTTTTGTGTTGGAACTTTTGTGTCCCTTGTAATGTTTACTTTTACAATTGAGTCTAAAGACATAATTCTTACTCCTTGTTTATATCCGCGTTTGTATTAATAATTTTTCCGCTATCCGTTTCAAGCTCTCCTTTAATTTGGACACCTTCAATTAAACCAACATTTGTTTCTTTATTATTACTTGAATTGAAAAATATGTCCAATGACGAACGACCTTCAAACCCCGTGTCCAATGGCCCGGAAATGTCCAGGACGTCACCTTTGTTCGTTATCGCAATGCAAGCCTTTTCTTTTAATAGTTGGCAATAGTCCGGGTCGTCTAAATAAGTAGAAATATCCGAAAGGGCGTCGTTATGGCCAGCTCGAAAAGCTTTAACGGAGAGTGTATAAGCTCTTTGACCAACCAAGTTATAATTCTTAGTTCCTTCGGCCTTACCATTAAAACGCATTTCATCGTCCATGGTTATTTTTCGAGGGCCAGAAATTATTTTAAGTGTTAAATATGGGCCCGTTGGTCTTGGGGCATCTTTTCCCGTAACCTCTTCCGCGCGCGTAACCGTCCATTCGTCCGGCAATACCTGGTTACAATAATCAATCCAGGCCTGGATTATAGTATTACTTTTCATTTCCCCCGCCTTGTCCGTCTTCCATAATAGCAATAGACTCGTAATGGTTAATGTCCGTAAATTCCGACCATTTTTTTACATTAAAAATTTCGAAACACTTGCCGTCATATTCAATTATGTCGGCCGCTCTTTGACTCTTTTCATCGGAAGAAAAAAGACGTTCTTCCGAAAATATAATTACCGATTCCGAATTTCTCCGGTGTTCGGGTAAAAGTTTAATCATGTTTCCGCTTAAAGGTTGAATACTTGCTTCCATGTCGAAAACTTTTGATTCGCCTCTTTTAAACTTACCGTCGTCGCCCCAAGTTCCGCCTTGCTTCGCGCGTGTAACTGAATATGTCCCCGTTATAATATCAATCATGGGTTCATTACCTTTATAAACGTAATCGAGTTAATCAACTGGCCAGTGTCCCATAAAGTCGTACCGCCCTCGTTGATTGCTCTTTGTGAATCGGGATTAACTTCCCCGCTTTTAATAAATGCCTTAATATCATTTTCTATTGTAAAGCCAAGAATATCAAGAGCTTTTTCAACTGTCATTTTGCCGGAATAGATTTTAACCAGTAATTTTTTGTTAAGTTGTTCGTATTTTTTTTGGTTTTGGTCGAAAGACGCCCTAACAAAAGACCTTTCGGGCATATTGTTGGTTCCGAATTCGTGCCATAACGCAACGTCCAACACCGTAACAAAACTTTCGGAGTCGTCGGACGTTTCTTTTTCTGCATTTGTAGTTGATTTTTTTTGAGGATAACCAATTTTTACATATGGTTTCTTTTCGAGCTTGCGCAATTCTTTAACAATGGCATTAAAACCATGGTCGATAACTCTTGTTTTTGGTTTCTTCGACTTAATTACGGCCATTTTAGCAACTCACAAATATAGGGCCCTTTAGTAACTGTTTACGAATTCGAATAAATTCTTTTCCATAAATAGTTAAATTATATGAACCGTCTTTTTTCTCAACGTCGGAACCGGCGTCAAATGTTCTTTCGAGCTGGCCAACTTTTACTTTTGTTAGTTGTCCCGTTCCGCTTGAACCCGTCCCGCTATTCTTAGCACGTTCGGACATGGCAATTAAATGCGCTGTAATCAATGCAACGGCGCGGTCGTACTTACAACCCCATTTCGTTTCGGAAACCTCGCATTCGGCTTCGGTTGCGAATAAATCAAGTTCCGAATCGGACTTGCTTGCGTATTCCGGAGCAACGACTTTTCGAAATAATTCGTAATTTAACATTTTGAAAACTCCTAAAAAAAAGGGCGGAAAAACCGCCCTTGACAATTATATTATAATTATAAGCTAAAAAAACTATTCTTGCGAACCTTCATTTTCGTCGTTACCTTCGCGGTCGGCTTCAATCTTTTCTAATTTCTTTTCGATTGCTTCCTTAACGCCTTTTCTAGTTTCCGATTCTAACCATTCTCTTAATAACGGAGTGTTTTCCGTTTCTTTTACTAGGGCCTTAGCGTCGCCAACGTTTAGGCCTTCAATTCCGCCTTTGTTGTCTTCGTCATTTCCTTCGTTTGAATTGTCCGACTTTTTAACTTCGCTTAAAACTTCAATCATTGGAACTTTTCCGCGTTTAAGGTCAACAACTTCCGTTTCCATTCTTTTTTTAATTTCCGGGTGCGCGCTAACTTTTTCCCATTGCTCTTTTGTGAACTCGTTAACCCCTGGCATGAATTGAATAACCGAAGCGTCCGGAAGACCGGCCCCAACACTCATTACATTTGATTTGTTCCATTTTACTAATACTTTTGACATTGTAATTCCTTTGTTGTCGTTAATAATTTCCTATTGGACTATATTTTTACCTAATTTCTACAAAAAGAAAAGGGCCCCATTTGGGGCCCTCTTTTTATATTCAAAGGAGATATTCGGAATTAGATTCCGTCTGCAAATGCTACACTTAGCGGGTAATAAATTAACACGCCGCCAAATCTATGGTGCGTAGGAACTACATATTCAAGACCTTTTTCTTGAACCGGTAATTGCTTAAATTCGCTTGGAATTTCCATAGTAAGCGCGTCCGCGTCTCTTCTATAAACAACCATTTTGTCCGTTCCGCCCGCTCCCGAACCTTTCATTTCGTCAACCCAAACTAGGTCTTTCATATGCGGGTTGTTAGACATGGCCCAATCAAGAACCGACTTGTCCGACCCTGAAAGTCTTGGAGTGTTCGCAATAAGATTCCATTGGTTAAGAGGTAGTAACATAGTGTCGGCAACCTCAACGCCTTTAGAAACATCGTGAACCGCTGTAAACATTGAAGTAATGTCACGAATAATTAAATCCGGAGTAGTTACTTTTGAAGCGAAAGTTTTAAGTCCGCCAACACCGTCGGCCGCAATAATAACCTCTTGAATGTTAGGGTTCGTTAAGAAACCTTGCAAGTTGTGAGTCGCGTCTCCGAAAAATGCAATCTTGTTTTCAAGAACCATATGCGCACGTTTCGCCGCATTTGCTTTTCTTGTAACAAGAGGTTTTCCGGCCATTTTAGCGGCTTGAACTTCGTCATAGTTGTAACCATAACTTGAAGCAATTGTTCTAACTCTTGAAGTGAACTCTTGGCCTTTAACGTCCGCTCTTGGAAGGTCGTCCGCGTAGTTAGAAATGATTTTCGCCATTCCAACTTGGTCATATTGTTCGTAAGTAATAGTTTCCGCTCCGGCGTTAGTTGAAAAATCCAATGGAAAAATCAATCTTGCCTTTAAAAAAGGAAACTTAATGTCGTATGTTTTAGATTTAACGTGTTCTAACTCACGCGCAAAAAATATCGACTCGCCTTCGTCCAGGTTTTTAAATCCCTGGTATTCTCTTGGTGCTTCGTCGAGTTTTGTAAATTTAGGTTTCATGTTTAAAACTCCTATCCTTAGTTATTATTATTTAATTCCATTTAACAACTATTCAATTACATTAATTGAATAACCGCAATATGTTTCCCGTTTACAAGCTCCGAACCTCTTACGAATCTTGCATTTGGTAATGCTTCAAGTCCAGTTCCCGCCGTTGATGCAAAAATACCTAATTGGTCATTTCCGCCGTCAACTGCCGTTCTAACTAGAACCGCGTCCGTTGCAACAACGGCCTCTTCGCATTCAACATAAACTTTTCCAAGCTCCATAATTGAACATGGTCTTTTGTCTTCATAACCAGGTTCAAGACCGTCTTGAATGTTTTCCATTGCGTGAGATTGAAGCGCAACACCTCTTTTTAAAATTAATGTTAATTCGCCCGGGGCCGGTAATTTACATTGTAAATTTTTATCCGTTCCTAAAACTGCATAACGACCAAATCCAACCCTACCTTCAGCGGCGTAACTTGATACGGTGTCCGGAGACAAATCGTATTTTTGACCGTTGAGCGCAAGACCTTGTTCTTGTACTTGTGTTTGTGACATAGTTCTTACTCCTGTCTATTGATTAATAAAAGTTACTCTCTTCCGCCGATAGGGCCTAAAGAATTTTCTTGTTCTGTTTTCATGTTGTCTAAACGTTTTTGTTCCGGAGAAATATAAACGTCTTCGTCACCATCGTTATTTTCTCTTTTCTTAATTACTTCCGCCGCTAATTTTTTCTTAGCTTCGTCCGCGCTTGAAAAGTTTTCAACAATATGGTCAAAACGAGCATCAACATATGATTCATTTTTAAGTTTCTCTTCGTCAATTTTTGGAGAGTCCGCTTTAATGATTGCCGTTTTAATTTCTACGTTAGTCATTGAATCAAGTTTTGCAACCTCTTCCGTTGACAACATTGTTTTACCCGCATTTATTACGTTAATTCTTTCGCTAACCGCTGCGTCGAATTTTTCTTTCGGCATTTCCGGCTTAACCTTTTTTTCAAGGTCACTTTCAAGTGAATCAACTTTTGCTACAAGCTTACTTTTCCCCGACTTAAGAACTTCGTTTTCTAGTTCAAGTGAATCGGCTTTTTCTTTAAGCTCGTTCATGTCTTTTTCTTTGTCTTCCTTACCTTTTTTCATATGCTCTTTAAAAGCTTTTCCGAAGGCATCTTCAACTTCAAATTCTTTGTCACCAAGTTTTACTTTCATGGTCTTTTCTCCTTTTAAGTTATCAAATTTTTCTTCTGTTATTAATATTCCGTCATTTGAGTCTAAACGTAAACGAACATTTTCGCCACCCCTTGCGCGCCAAACAATCGCAATATGGTTATTTATAATATTTTTTTGTATCGCGTCGTATTTCTCGTTTTGGTATTCGCCCTCTTCAAATGCCAGGTCAACATGATAACCATTTGACAATTGGGCCTTACCTTTTCGAATAGCGTCGATTGCCGAACGATGAGTAATAATTAAATCGGTTCCAAGAAATTTTTCAAAACCGTCTTCGTGTTTTTTAACGCCACCTTGAGGAAACCCAACGATTAATTCTTTTGCGTTATCCGGGTTTACCATTTCGGAAGGGTGTCCGTTAGTTACGGCCGCCGTGGCCAACGAGTCCATGCTTGTTTTTGAAAACACTTCCGATTCCGGGCGGTATTCTTTAACAACGCGACCGTCGTCCATTCTATATTTTTGAATTCCCGTCCTTGCAGTATAGGCGGGAACTTTCAAAAAACCCTGGGCCGTCTCTTGGACATTTTTTCCAACTACTAACGGTATATTGTCGAATCTATTTGATTTATTAAAGTTCATAATACTATTTTTACCTTTTTTCTCAAAAGTTACAACTATTTATTTTATTATGCTTTTTCATATTTTCTATTTTGGGAATAACTCGCAAATTACAAGGAACGTGTAAACCACAAACACTTTTGTTGGTTAGCGGAACTATATGGTCAACATCGAATTTTTCGCCTTCGAACATTTCTCTTGACCAAGCGAGTCGGTAATAGTTTTTAATCTCTTTTTTATGGTTTTCGCTTAACCACTTTGGCGTTGCTTGCTTCTGTCTTGCCCGTCTCAAAGCGGAAGCCGCGCGAATCTTTTCCGGATTATTTTTTCTCCAACGGTTAACGCGCGCAACCGCTTTTTCTTTATTAATGTTGCGCCCTCGCTTTTTTTGACTTTCGGCCTTGCTTTTTCTAGTACATTGACGGCATTCGTTCCTATGCTTTCCGGTTTCTTTTCTGAATGGAAAAGTGTTCAACGGATAACTATTTTTACATATTTTACATTCTTTCATTTTGGCAATATATCATCTAAAACTGGTTGTGCATAGCATCGACATTGAATTTCGTCGCCCGGATTTGTCCCATTTGGGGAACCAGTTTCCCATGAAAATTCCATTCCATTCCAATGATTATGACTCGCGCGCTCGCGACCGTCTACATTTGTACGCCAAATATATTTACTAATACCCGCGTTTTTTTGTCGTAATTCATTAAGTTGGCCGTTTAATTTATTCACTTGGTCGCGCGCTATAAGGTTCGCGCGGTTTTTTGCCGTTTTAAATTTGGAAACTTTTCCTAATTCATCTTTTCCGGTTCCAAGTATTTGTTTGGCAATTTCTTCGTGACGTAATCCCCGACGCATTCCGTCGTAAACTATTGTTTCGGTTTGCTTCAAGAATGCGGCATTGCTTGATTTAATTAAATTTACATTATTGACCGTAAAAATATTTAATTCCTGGGCAAGCCATGGTTCGGCCTGGTATATGTCAACGCCAAGACCTTGTTTCATAACTCTTGTTATTTGGGCCTTATTCCATGCGCTTATTTCTTCGGCCGTCCCTTCGGTTATTTGACTTAATTCAAAATCGGTAATGTCGGAAGAAATTCTTTGTTCGGTGGCCTTAAATAAGTCCGCAACCTTTTCCCCAATAGTTTGGTCATAACGAATTGAATCCGTCGTTGGCCTTAACGCTTCCGTTTCGGCAAGAATCGTTTCCAGGTTCATAACTATTTCTTCGTTAATAATATCTTTGACCTTAGTCGTGATTTTACGAAGTTTAGTTTGGTAGTCGCGTTCTATTCCAAGAGGCGCGGACATTTTGGAGAGTTTGCGGGCCATTAAAAAATTCCCCTAACCCAACTTTTAAACCTAGACCAACGCGAACGCCTGGGCCTGGAGTTTACGGGAACGCTTGACCCTCTATTTGTATAAGAAATAGGCGGAACAATTCCGTTTATTAGGTCGCGCATAATATAACCAAATGCGTAAGGAACCGAATCATGGTCGCTGGCCGTTCTATGTCCATAGCCCGCATTATGTCGGTCTTCGTGCGTAACGTTCATGGCAATTTTTGCCGAATTGAATTTTTGAAAGAATTTCCTATTAAGCCATGTAAACCATGTACTTGGATAAGTGTAACCAATTGTATTTTTCCATGAATAATAGAGCGTAAGACTAACGTCAATATCTTGGTCGGACATGTCGTTAAACTTAGTTTTCCCACTCATAAAATGGTTGTATAGCTCTTGATTGGTAAGACCATTCGTTTGGTCGTCGAACCTATGATTAAGAATCGCTTGTTTGAATTCCTGGGAATTGGCAACCCTTTCGAGCTCCGACATGGCCAGTATAAATTTTTCTTTTTCTTTAACTGAAAAGTTTTTTAAGTTATGAATTTCGACTTTTAATTTATTCGTCACTTTATTCCTTTATAGGTTCCGGCGTTGGTTTTCCTTGAACTCCGGGTTCCTTTGTTGGTGTTAAACTGTTTAATTCTTTTTCCGCGTCTTCCGGACTAACTTCATTTGTCGCTTTTTGTTCCTCGCGCGCGTCCATGTCAATGTTTGTTTCCATTGAATATTCGTCGCCACCAAAACGTGATTCCGATATTTCGCCCGAACTTAATGCGCCCATTCCAAAATATAAATTGTCGGCTTCCGCAACCAATTTTCTAACTTCGGCAACCGACTTGTCCGTTGGTTCCGTTAATTGGTTAAAAGTATATGACCAAGAATCTAACAATTTTCCGTTTGTTGGGCCTTGTTTTGAAGACATTACAACAACGCCGTATTTGTCCAGGTTTTGACTTAATGCCTTGTCTTGTTCGCCGGCAACGAGGTCGTTAAGTGTATTTTGTTCCGTTTCGCCTTTTCCGCCCAGGCCGCCCGTTGCGCCTTCCCCGAATAAAATGGTATGCGGTAAACCGGTCGCCAACTGTAAACGTTTGTCGGCCTTTTCAAGCATCTTGTCAACGTTTTGAAATTGTCTTTGAAGCTTTTCGAAACTTTCGCCTTCGGCATCAATAACAATAGCGGACATAATCGACTTACTTAATTGCATCAATCTTAAACGCGACTTAATTAAGTCGTCGTCGTCACTTGCGCAAATGTCGGCCAGGTCTTTAAGTTTTAATATATCAATATCGAAGTCTTGCAAGGCGTGTAATATTGAATTATATGCCGAATCGTAATCGCGGGCAATGTCGTGAATAATTGTTAATGTCGAATCATTCCAATAGTCGTTTTTCTCAAAACCTTGTTGCGAAAGTTCTTCCCCTTCGAATCTTAATATTCTTGAATGATGAATTGACGGGACACCTTGAGTTACACGGCCCGAAATAGTATAAGAATCCGGCAAACCAAAATTAGGGTCGTCAATGTCCTGGTTTAAAGAACCCCGTTGCAATTCGAATCGGTGCAAAACAGTTAAGGAATTAACGCGAGTTATTCTATTAACATTTAATGGTTCGCTTGGGTCAAGTCCGTCATTAACAGAAATATAAATTCCCGAACCACCATATAAACGGGCCCACTTCCAGGCCTTAGCAAATTTTTGTTTTGTTTTAAGCCTTTCGTCTTCGTCAACGAATTTATTGGCCAGCTCAACGCCGCCTTGGTCTTTGTCGATTTTATGAGTTATCCACTTTTTAGTTCCCAACTCCGGAATCTTATTCGTAACGACTTTTGCAATATCCGAAGAGTCGTGGAAATTCTCAAGTTGATTTTGACTATAACGGGATTGTTTATAGGCCCCGCCCGTCCGTTTGTCTTTTCCTTCAATGCCTAAACCGGTAAGCATATTTTCCAGGCCGTCAAAATTTTGAATTCCCGCTTTTATTTTGCTGGCCAATTGTAGGGTGTTGTTAATTACATTCATTTATTCGCCCCTTCGCTATCTCGAAATATTTTTCATCTTTTTCTATGCCTATAAAATTTCTGTTTAGGTTTCTGCAAGCTACACCCGTTGAACCACTTCCCATTGTAAAATCTAAAACCGTTTCATTCTCTTTTGTGTATGTTTTTACTAAGTATTCTAAAAGTTTTACAGGTTTTTGCGTGGGGTGTAACGAGCCTCTTCTTATTTTGCTGAACTCTATTAGAGTTGTTGGGTTTTTGTAATTATACGTTTTTTTAAAATTCGGGTCTTTGTTGGCAATTGGGGCGGAATCGCTTTTTTTTGTTCCCCCCGACTTTATAGGCTTTTCCCTTTTTGTCATTTGTGCGTTATAGATGGTTTTTTCTCCGTTTTTTGTAAAAACGCAAATGTCTTCGGTTTGTTGCATGGGTCTAAACCTGGCGTAACTCATTCCGCTTGGTATTTTTTTATTCCAACTCCAACAATATTTAAACCCTTTTAAATTTGAACTTATTAGAACGCTTGTAAATGGTTGATTTCCAAACAAACAAATAGCCCCGTTGTTTTTGGTGATTCTTTTTAACTGCTTCCACATTGAGTCAAAGTCAATAACAGTGTCCCATTTGCAAGCCGTCGTACCATATGGCGGGTCGGTCAAAACCATGTCAATTGAATTGTCGGGAATTGTTTTCATCAATTCTAAGCAATCGCCTTTTAATAAATCTATTTTCATTTTTAATTTTCCTTAATTATTATATAACCATTATTACATGAACGGTTAGGACAATCAAAGGTGTCGCCATTTGGCTTTTCTTTTAATCCCATACCATGACAAATATGACAAACAACCCTTTGAGGGGCCGCGTCTTTTTTCGGAACTTTTTGTTCATTACCGAACGTTTCTACTTTTTTCATCTTGTTAACTTCCTTAAGTAATCGCCGTAACCGGAAAAACGTCGAGCAAAATTCGCTAACGCTAACGAGTCCGATTCATCGGGGGACGGCTTGCCCGTTCTTTTCTTGTAATCTGATTTTGATTCAATAATCATTTTACCCGACGACATAAATTTATATTTAATTGTTGGCAATTGTTGATTATATGTCGAGTCTTTTCTTAATCTCAAGTCGGCCTTCAATGCCTTAGACAAGTCGTCGAACATTAACGATTTTATATTGTGGTGCGTTCGTTGTTCCAACGCTTCCTTTTTCGTGGCCGTCTTGCCTTTTTGAATACTCTTAACGCCCATTCCGTTGTGCATTTCCAGGAATCTAACTTTTCTTGGTATTAATGGTTTGCCTTGGTCGTCTTTTTCACTCTTTTGCATTTCAACTAAACGGTCATAGACTCCGGAACCTAGACCGGTCGCATCAATGGCAACAACAACTTGTTCGCCCTCGTAATCGTCCATAATAAAACGAAATACGTCGCCCGTTGTTTCCATTAAATCTTTTTTCGAAGTCTTTTTTGTCCTGGTATGAACAACCTTGGCCGAATAATCGGGCAATGGTATTCCAGGTCTTTCGTTAGTTGATATTGAAGCGGCGACCGTAATAGGGTCAAGTTTCTTTTCTTCCGCGTCGATTAATTCAGTAAAACATGACTTGTCGTCTCCGAACCTGGCAACGTCAACCCCAATATAACGAATAAATCTTTTTGATTTGGGGTAATTTTTTCTTCTTTGCGCAAGCTCGACGTCTCTTCCTTGAATTAAAACGGTGTCGTCAACGTCCGGAAATAAACCAAGAACTTTCGATTGAAAACGGGCGTCTTCAATTCCCCATTCAAGAGCTTTTTCCATAACCCATTGACACGAAATTAAATGGGACACCGGTTTTTTATAATTCTTTAATCGGTCAAGCCTGGGCCCTTCGTCTAAACCATTTAAAAGTTCAACTTCGGCTTCCAATGTTTCCAGGTCAACAATTCCATTCATTATTAAGTTTGGAGAGTCGAAACAACTTAAATAAACTTTTTTCCATGACGGCATTGAAAACAGTTCGAAGAAATTGCAGTTCTTAGTTGTCGGGTTTGCTATACATACAAATTTTACAATCTTACCGGACGTTAATAGCCCCTCGACTTGAGTCCAAACATCGGGCGGAACCCCAACGGCTTCGTCGAATACAATAAGAATATAGTCCCCATGCCAACCTTGAAATGTCGAACCCTTTTGTTCGCCGTTTTCGTCGCCCCCGGCGGTCTTGGCCGGAGAGAATCCCATTGCATACCAATCGGACTCTATTTGTAATTTTTTACTCGTAAGGTGGCCACCTAGATTATAAAGGGCATTCTTTACGGCAACGCCAATTTCCCCCCATAATAACATTTCGACTTGTCGGTTAGTTGGTGCGGTCGTAATAATCTTGGCCCCTGGAAAACAGTAAAGAAACCATAAAACAATACGAGCTAAAAGCCATGTTTTCCCAACGGCGTGACAAGCGGACACGGCAACACGGTCATAGTCGGCAACGTCCTGGCAAATATCGGCCTGGTATTTTTCCATTGTCTCAACGCCAAGGACTTTTTCAATAAATAGTTGGGGGTTACGTTGAACCTTTTCGAGAATTTGCTTATTCATACTAAGGGGCCGGAGTAGCTATTATATTTAAAAAATCAACCGGAATTTCGAATTCCTTATAATTTGATTCATTGTCCCCGGTATGAACCGTGCATAAACCTTTCATGTTTACAACGTTTTCGCTGTAAAATGTTACATAAAAAAATAACTCTCCAAATTTATACCTATTCATTTTTTTCGTCTCCGTCTTTTCCGGTCAATGCGTCCGGGTCAATATTAGTAATAAGGTCAACCCAAGAGTTAACTTTAACTTCCCCGTCGAACTCGACTTTTTCCTTTTGGCCTAACATATTCTTACCAAGGAACTTTAACATTTGCGTATCGCCTTCCATTGCGGCCTGAATTTGGCGACGCCTTAACGAAACCTTAGAACCCTGGGAATTACGTTCATAAAATTCAGTCCATGAAATATTGTACTCTTCTTTAATTTTTCGGCTTAATACTTGTTTGTTCATTTGAAAGAACCCGGCAATTTCTTCCAGGGTGCAATGAATAGAGCATAAATATTTTAATTCTTTTTCATTAAATACTGATTTTGGTCGCCCAACTGTTTTATATTCGGCATCAATTTTTTTATAATACTCTTCGACGTCTCTTTTTTCGTCTTCAAGTTCGGCTTCCATTTGCTTTTTTAATTGAACAATAAGAACTTCCGATTCTTTTATGTTTTTGGCCTTAACAAGAATCTTGTCAATTTTAGACGCTCCGAAATACTCGGTAATTTTTTGTCGATACGATTCACGTTCGGCCGGCTTAAGGCGGCTTGTTCTTGCGCCCGTTTTTTCCGAAGCCTTAACCTTTTTTCTCGCAACCTTTTTCTTGCCGCTTCCGTTCGTCGAACCTTTTGGACGCCCAGGCCCTTTTTTTGCCGGTTTCGCTTTTTCGATTGCAATTTGTTCTTCCTTGAATTCCATTTCAATAGATTTATTTTTGATTTTTGTCATAATGTCCTACTTTTAAAAAGTGTCGGCCCTATTCCGAATCCTGGGGCGGGGCCGACACGAACGCGTTATTCCTTCGCGGTTTCTTTAATTGGGCCCACTTCCTTGGACTCTCGTTTTAACTCAATATTTGTTTCACTGTCTGCATTAACCATAACAACGACCTTATTGCGTCGCAATTGCTTAATTAAAATAGTTCCTGGCCCGTCTAAAGTGACGGCCTCGCCTTCGCGTAAGTTAACTATTAAATTTCCGTTTTTTCCTTTCATATACTAAGTATGTTGCAATTTGTTCGATTTCGCAAATACTTGACCGCCCCGCCCCCGCGTAGCCCCAAAAAGAAAAACCAATGTAATGAATGTTGCGTTATGAAAACCCCTAACGTTAGCGAGTGTTATTAAATCTCGTAACGTTACTAAACGTTACTTGAATCTTGTAACGCTTTTTAGAAATAAAAAAACCCGTCTCATAAACGGGTCGTGCATTTGTTGTCGCCTAAACTCTCCCGACTCAACCGAAGTTTGCGGCCTGGCCATTCCGAACTACCAAATGCAATTTTATTAAAAACCATATTAATTAATAAATCAATTAAAATTAATTCATTTTGGAGAGTTTTAAATTTATTGCCTCGCGCGTATATTTTTATAAGTTTTCCACCAAAATTACTATTAATAGTAGAAAAGTGACGTAAGTCCCCGTGTTCCCGTGCGTTCCGATTCGCGTTCCCGCGTTAAGTATATGATATTATTCAAACGCACCCTTGTAAGTTATTGATGTTCCGTGTTCCGTTCTTTTCCGAAAAACTAAAGGGATATATATAAGCACTGTAGGTTAGGTATGCCACCTAACCTACCTACATTTAATATAAGTTATTTATATATATAGGAACGCGGAACGGCCCCCAAAAACCCTTTAATATCATATACTTAGACCAGAACGGCCACCGGAACGACTCACAACTAAAACGGAACAAAAGAATGAAAAGAATACAATACATTTGACGATAACCGTAAAAACGTGTTTAAGTATTATTTCTATAACATTTACATTATTAATAAAAGGGACACCATGGACATTACAAACGAAATAGTATTAATGAAAGAACAACGCGACGGACGCAAAAAAAAGAACATCAACGTGACGTTAGACGAAACAAGAATGAACGATTTAAAAGAGAAGTTTGCCGAAAAAAGCCCATTTTTTAAAATGATTAATAAGAGCGAACAAATAGATTTTATGCTTTATTTCCTTGAAAAGTATATGAATTCAAGCCCAATGTTCCAATCGGGCGAATAATTAAATACAAATTAAATAATTAAAAATAACGCTTTTTTCTCAAAATAAAGGGCAAAAAAATGGGAACAATACACAAAAGAATGATTGGGTCGGAACCCGGAAGAAATAATTCAGATTATTGGATTTTATGCACCCCTTCAATAGTTGTTAAGGCCGGGGAAGAAATTAAAAAGAAATTCATTTTAAAATCAATTAAGAACAATAGCGCATTTCGTTGGTCAAAAGTTAATTGTCCAAAATGCTTAAAGCGAGGCGGAAAATGTTAAGGCTATTAAAAAGAATCGCCCAAATATTTGGAATAAAAAGAGTTAAACCGGTGCAAACTATTGATTTTTCATTATTGTCGGGTAAGAAGTCCAAAAAAACGGGCAAAAATTTGGAGAAACGAAAGGTTTATTACGCCAAAAATGCAACGCTATCTTTCGACGGGCAAGAAATTAAAGTTCTTAAAACCAGAAAAACAAAATACTTAAATCAATTCGAGGATTAATACAATGGAACCATTCGACCAAGCAATTGAACACCTTAAAAATGGCCATAATATTTTAATTACCGGTGGCGCGGGTGTTGGAAAATCCTACAATTTACGAAAAGTCCTTGATTGGGCCGACGATAACAATATGAATATGGCAAGAACCGCTTTAACGGGCATGGCCAGCTTGCAATTTGATTTTGGGGAAACATTACACCGTTGCACCGGAATAGGATTCGCCAAAAATAAAGACGATTTAAGAACGGTTGTTAAGTCCTGGAAGTTTAGGAATGAAATTCGTTGGGAACTCCAGGCCCTCGACGTTTTAATTGTTGATGAAATTTCAATGCTCCGTTCGGACACCCTGGAATTAATCGACGCTCTTTTACAATATGTAATGGACAACGAAAAACCTTTTGGCGGTCTTCAAATAATATTTTCCGGCGACTTTATGCAATTGCCACCAATTGTTAAACCGGAAGAAAAAAGCGATTTTGTCGAGCGTGGTTTTTGGGCGTTTCAATCGCCGGTTTGGAGTGATTTAAAACTAAAGATTATTTATTTAAAGGAAGTCAAACGACAAGACGACCCAAAATTTGCCACGGCCTTAAATGCTATTCGGGCGGGTTTTATTAACGAGGCCCTGGACGAATACTTTTTTAATACCGCTTTTAATAAATTTCCGGAAGACGTCGAACCGGTTCGCCTACTTAGTACAAATATGGAAGTGAACCGAGTAAATGAAAAACGTCTTGAAAAAATAAAAGCTAAAAAAGAAACTTACGAAGCAAAAGTTCAAGGACATAACGACAAATTAAAAGACCGAATCGTTCGCGACTCTCCGGCCATGGTCGAACTTAATATTAAGGAAGGGGCCCAGGTAATGATTTTAGTCAATTGCCCAGGGTCTTACGTTAATGGTTCAATGGGCGAATATATAGGAATGTCCGAACGCGAAGTTGAGGAAATGGGCGAATTCGTAAAAAGAAAAGTCGCGCTTGTTAAATTGTTTGATTCGAAAGAAGTTGTTGCGGTTCCAAAATATGAATGGAAAATTGAAAAGAAAAAAGAGGTCGGCGGAAAAACCATAACGGAAAAATTGGCGTCCTTAACTCAATTCCCAATTAAATTAGGTTGGGCCATTACCGTTCATAAATCGCAAGGTATGACGCTCGATTATTTACAAGTCGATTTAACCAGGTGTTTCGCGGAAGGAATGGCGTACGTTGCTTTAAGCCGGGCCAGGACTTACGAAGGACTTAAAATTATGAATTGGCGCAAGAATGCAATTTTGTGCAATAAAGACGCATTTAATTTTTATATGAACTTAAAGAATAAAGGAGAAATTTAAAATGTTAACGAAAAGCCATTTTACAGAACAACAATTTCAAGAATTTATGAAGGCCGGATTTGGAGACGTTCATAAATTACACCCTCAACAATTAACGGAAATGCGACGCGCTTTTTACGGCGGACTTGCAACCGCTTCATTTAATCCGGAAAAATTACAAGAGATTAATCAAGAGTGTAAGCATTTTTTTGAAGAGGAAGTTAACCAATACAAAAAAGGAATTAAATAATGGGACTAGAAACTAAAACACAAATTAAAGACGTTGGAAGAGAAACGGCAAGTTATTGGCTTCAAGCCTGTCTTAACGGAAACCCGGAACAAGTCGGCAATCAAATTGAAGTATTAAAGGAAGCGGCAATTCATATTTTAGGAACGTACGCTTTTAATAGTACAAAACCAGAATGCAACGACGAACCCGTTAGCGAAGCAACAATTATAATGAAGCTCAAAGACGAAATTGAAGACGAAGTTCAATTTATGAAGGACAACACAAACCCGGAAGACTTCCAGGCCATAAAATGAAAGTCCTCAAAAAGTGTACTTGCGGAAAAAAATTAATGAGAAAAGACGTTAAGTTTATAGGCCAAAACGTAGTTTGTAATAAAGTTACGAATTGGTATAACTGTCTTTTTTGTAAAACAACTTTTATATTATTCGAAAAAGGAGAGTCAAACCATGACAAGACAATTCAACCCATTGGACGCGGGCCTAAACCCGAAGGCCGTACAAGATTTATATAATATTGTACTAACTCAAAAATTAGTTCTTGAAGCTAAACTTGATAGGATTAAAAAAGAGCTGGCCGTTGGTGCTTGCGCCCTTGAAGACGGAACCGCCGATTCGGGCCAGGCCAGGCAAGGAATGTTAAATTTAATCTGTTATATCGAAGCGAAGGTTCAAATCGAAGACGAACTTGACGTTGAACAAGGTTCGATTGATTTGGTTAATAAGCATTTGGAATGGGTTAAAAAACATTATGAAAAAAATAAAAAAACAAATTGAATATAACGTTTGCCCGTGGTGCGAAGATAGCGAAAAGATGCGTCCCCATTGTCGTAAGACTTATTTTCATGCCAATTATATGGCCCAAGCAAATTTAAAAGTTTGTTTACAAGAAATAAAAATTGCGCTCAAAAAAGACGGGCGCAATTTTCTTAAATCACTGAAACGACTATTCCGTTTGTAGGCATACCACCGACACGGCATTTTTTAGAACCTTTATAATTGTCGTGTCTCTTCAAAATATTCTTATAGTCTGAAAATTTTGAAATACGTTCCATTTGTTTTCTTAAAGAAGAACTTGAACTTGCAATAAAAATTTCTTTTTCTTGTTCGAAATATCTTAATCCGATTATTCCAAGCATTTGGTCGTATTCGTCCCGCGCCTGGGCCGTAACTTCATATTGATAACGGTCAACAATTTGCCCAACTGTTATTACACGGCCAGGGATTTGAAGCCCAAAAATATCGTCAAGACATTTTTGCGATTCATTTTCGTCATTGGCCTGGACATATTCGGAATGGGAAAAGTCCATTTCGTTAATAGTATCAAGAACAAATTTTTCGTCCATTTCGCCCGTTGAGAAATAAGCAAAATAACCCGCTATAATTGGGGCAAGTTGGTCGGCTTGCCTTGCTTCGATTTTGTGCGATTTAATGACTTGTTTCGCCGTCTCAATGTTTTTAACATGGTTTCCATACATATTTACGGCACGAACAAAAAGACCCGTTGAAAGGCGTTGAGAGTCCGACATTGCATTTTCTAGTCGAATAAAAGTTTCGTGTAACTCTTCTTTAATATTTGCCATTTCAATTACGAAGAACCTGGAAGTGTCGGCCCCGTTCATTTCTGACAATTGAATTGAACCCATGCAAAATGTTGTATTGGTATTATATGAAATTGCTTTTCCGCCGGCCGACCCTCTTAAAATTTCGTACTTAGAACGAGTCGAAGACTGTCTTGCCATTTCTAAAATTTCGGCCATACGGTCGCGGGCCTTTTCCGTGTCGGGTTCCGATTCATCGTAAATAATTGGAACGGCATTCGAACCCAACCTTTGACGAATTCCGGCCGCCGTTGAACCTTGAACCATAATCGAAAAATCAACCATACTAGAAATATATTCTAAGATTGTTGATTTTCCCGAACCCCGTTCCCCTGTAAACCAAATATGCGGTCGCCATGATAACGATGCGAAGACCTGGGCCGAAAATAACCAACCCAAAACAATTATGTAATCACTTTTATTTTTATACTTTAACATTTGGAAGGCTTCGACAATTTTTAAACAATCCGAATTACCAAGCGGCCTATTAAAGTCCAGGGCCACCGATTCACTTGATTGGTAAAAGTAATCCGACTTAATACCGTTATTAAATAATGGAAAAAACTCTTCTTTATAATAAAGTTTGTCGCCCAAATTAACTATAATTTCGCCGTCTTGTTCCCAGGCCCCAACACCACGAATTTTTGAATGGTTAAAAATCCCGGCCTTGTTCGACTCAATTCCAATTTTCCAAATAACTTGCTTCCAATCCGGATTATTTGTTTTTTCTCCGTCTTTATTCATTACATAACCGTAACGGTCGCCCCAATATTTTGGCGGGGCATTTAACATAAACGTTCCTTGATTATGGTCGCTTTTCGAAAATTCTAATATTTGCTTTTTGGAAGTTGAAAAATAATAATATTTGTCGCCGTTAAAACCTAAAGGAATTATTTCAATAAAGTCCGTTTCCTCAACGTGTAATTGTTTCGCTACTTGTTCAAGACCTTCGAATTGGTGTAAGTCGTTATAGTCACTCCAAGCGTCGTTTCCGCCGTCGAACTTAACAGTCTTAACCACGGCATTGGAAAACTTATTTGCCGCTTGTTTGGCCTTACGTTCGCCAATATTATGCCATTTTGGGTCGGCGTGAATATCTTTGTCGGCCGCAAAAACTAAATTACAATTTTGATTTATTTTTCTTACCGCGCTTGCCCCTGGTAAAATATTCGAAGTGTCCCAAACGCAAACAACTGCGATATTCTTTTTATTTTTAAATGCCATGTAAATGGAAGCGGCGGTTGCATAACCTTCGGCTATATAAATAAATTCAGCTTTTCGAATGTCTCCGAAGGGGCAAAAAGACCCGGCTTTTTCGATTCCAAAAGTATAACGCTTTTCGAATTTTCCAGAAACCGGGTCAAGAAAAATACGTTGGCCCCCAACAAAGAGGCCTTCCGCATTCCAAGCCGGGACAAATAAGACGTCCTTCCCGTCCACTCTTGCGTGAAAGTTAGAATTTAACTTCTTACCTTTCAAATAAGTATGAACCGGCGCATTCAAGGGCAAGTTGAAATAAAACGGAGTCCATTTGTCCCGACATTGTTTATATTTGTCTTGTTTTTCTTTTTCAAGCTTTTCTTGAGTTTGGGCCATTTGTTCTTTTTCGGCCTTACGAAATTCTTTTGTTACAATGGTTCTATCCGATTTGTCATAACTTGAACAAGTGTATTGAACACCTTGCCGCCAAGTTCCGTAAACCGCATTGTAATAAACATTTCCTTTGAAGTCGTTCGCATGAATGCAAACCCAAATTGCTTTGTCGTCTTTTTTTGTTGAATCAAAACGATTAACCGAACCGTCGAATGTAATTGTTACAATCGGTTCTAATATTGGAATTTTTTCCGATAACTCTTGATTGAGTTTTGTTAAAAAACTAAAGTCCATGAACTTGCCCTTCATATCTTATTATTTGAGATATTATATTATTATTAAATGCCGACCTTTTGCAAGTCTTTTAAAACTTCGTCCAAGGAAGCCGTTAAAGTTGGTTCCTGGCCATAAGCGTAAATATTGCCATTACAAGTTACCGTAACGTGAAATTCCTTTTCAAACCAACAAATTGACCCTTCCCAACCTTGGGAATATATAAAATTAAAAAAATTTAAAATTCTTAGTCCTAGTTCTTCGTTCATGTTATACCCCGAAATAATGTTTAATTTGCTTGACGGCCTGGCCTTCGTCTCTTACTACCAGGAAGAAACCATTCATATTAATAATGAAGTTTTCCCAATTCTTTTGTTCTTTTGTTTGCACGGCCTTACCTGTTTTAAATTCAAATTCTAAATGTATTGAACCCATGTCGGTTTTTAATATTCCGTAAGCGTCGGCCATTCCGTTACTGTTAATTTTCATTGGAACATAATTAATAATTCCGCCGTTAATTCTTTTTGCGTAAAAGAGTCCAACGGTTCGGTCGAATATTCTCAAGTTTGGAATTTCTTTCATTGCCAAAAGTTTGAACCGCTTAATTAATTCCTGGTGATTGAAATATTGATTCGTCATTATATTAACCTTATTTGTTTTTCAACACCTTTTAAAATATGTTCAATCGTTGGAACATTTACGGCATTTCCTATTTGTTTATATTGCTGGCCTAGCGATACGCCATTTGTCCAACCAATCGGAAAACCTTGAAGCGGTTCGCATTCGTTTGGTGTTAAAATTCTTTCGTAAGAACGGCCCGTTTCGTCGCCGCCCTCAATGTAATTTTTACTTGAGAATGAACCGCAACCGCGACCCGTTGTTAAAGTATTTGCGCGCCCGTCTCTTGTTTTTCTTTGTTCAACAAACGACGTTCTTCCTTCGGCTTTTTTGGAATAAACTTTTCCCGTCTTGTCGCAACGGTAACGAGTAGAACGCGACCATGCGACCAATAACTTCGAACGCCTGGGCCCGTCTTCTTTTGGAAGTTCCGGCAAGTCCCAATTGAACCAATAGTTTCGAATTCTCTTTTGTGGCGTAAACTTGTCCGAATTAATAACCTCGCATTCAACACCAAGCAATTCGTTAATTGTTTCCCTGGCCTCTTTAGACATTGAATTTACATTTTCCATTAAGAAATATTTTGGTTTTTTAATTCTTAGTATTTCCAGGTAAGCAAAAAATAACCTGGACTTTTCTCCGGCCAGGCCTTGACGATTCCCTTTTGCAATTGAAAGGTCTTGGCATGGTGGCCCACCAATCAATAAATCAAAATCGGGCAACAAACGAACCCTTGCTTCGTTAACTACAAGTTTGCCCTTGCTATCAATATCGAAAACCAGGCGTTCAATGTTACCTAAATTTTTTCCTTTATGTTGTGGAAAATTCTTTTCATATGTTTGGTTTGCAAATTTGTCATATTCGGAATAACCGACGCATTTTGCATTTGGTATAATATTATGAATCGCTTTTTCAAAACCGCCGATTCCTGTAAACGTGCTTAAATATTTCATGTTAAAAACCCCTTTCGTCTTTTCCTATTGCATTCCAAAATCTATAATTAAAATAACAAAATAATATTGATAAAATTAACCAACCAATTAAAATTTCCTTCCAATTCTCAAGTAATAACTTTTGCATTGTCCAACCTTACGTTATCAAGAAAACCTTGAATTCCTTTTTCAAGTTCGCCCTCTTGCATTTTCTTTTTAAGTCCGCGAGAAATTCCGAATTCTGCGCTATATTCAAATAATTTTTCCCCAAAATCTTCGTGCAATTTATAGAATTTTGCATTGGGGCCCCAACCTCGAAGCATTTCAAGACGCTTGTAAGTATTATATTTTTGTTTTATTTCCTGGTATGTTCGTTCTTTAAGAAACTCTTCGTTTACTTCGTGCAATTCCCCGCCAACGTGGTTAATTGCCTCTTTCCCATTAAATTGGGTCGCTTGAACGAAGTCATGGCCACAAACGCAAAACCGCTCGTTAGAATGAAGAACCCCAAAACATTTCGGGCAAGTTTTAACCCCAAGACCTAAGTAAGAATTTTTTCTTGCCGTGTCTATTAATTCAAGTTCCGGTTCGCGAACATCGTAAGGAAGACCCCAACGACTCGTATTGTTTGCATGGTCTAAAATTAACGCAAACTTCTTTTCGTAACTTGTTATTGTTGAACCACAACGCCAACACGAAGGGTCGCCCCCATATTCCGTCGAACAATTTGCGCAAATTTTATAAGGTCTTAAAACTCGACCCCATTGTTGTAATGTTAAGTTTTCCGAATCCGAAGGACGGCCGCCAATTTCTATTTCAATCCAAGGGGCATCGAATCCCGTCGAAAAGATATTACAATTGGTAAGGACTTTATATTTGCCGCTTTTAAGGCCCGCAATTGCGGCGTCCCGTTCTTCTTTAGTATGGTCGGCGTCGCAATGTATGGCCGGAATTCCGGCGCGTCTAAAGGCTTCCGCCATAATCTTAGAATGTTGTTGGTTAACACAAAACATAATTGCCGGTTTTAGCTGGCCGAAATGTTTATTACTCATAATTTTATAAGTTTCGATAACGTCCCCAACAACTTGCATTTTGGAAACACGTTCAAAAACTTCTTTTTGGTCGAAGTCGCCCGTCATTGGATTAACACGAAGTCCGGACGTATCTATTTTTTTAGGTGCGAATATTTTGGCCGGAACTAAAAAACCACGGTCGCGTAATTCGTGGGCCTCGATTGGCTTAACTACCGAATCCCAAAAAGTATGGGTTCTTTTTCCGACACGAAAAGGCGTGGCCGTTAGACCAACATAGTTCTTTTTAAAATATTCTTTTTGATTATTAAAATTTTCGTTGTTGTATTCGTCCAGGGCAAACCCTTCCAGGAACCAAATTAATCGTTCATATGTTGCCGAAGTTAAGTCGTGGCATTCGTCAACAATCCAAAAAGGAATGTCTTGTAAATAATGATATTTAGTATTACGAATTCGATTCCTTAAAGTGTCGATACTTGCAACCGTGCTTAAGTTATTGCCCTGGCCCTTAAGCGTCCCCATAATAGCGTTAGAACCTATTGAGAAATACTTTTCATAGTTCTTTATGGTTTGAAAAATAATCTCACGACGGCGCATTACCGACCCGACGGGCATTCCTTTAGCAACGGACTCGCGAACAAAATCGGCCATCCACAAACCTTTTCCCGCTCCGGTTTGGGCCCACAACATAACTTTTTTGTCGCCCATTCTAAAACGTTCGCTTATTTTGTCCTTACCTTTTTGTTGGTAATCTCTAAGTTCGAACGCCATTATGAAAGTCCCAACTCGTAAACTCTTGTCGTTCTTGTTCTTTTTGCAAGGTCGCCGTCAATAACCGTTTTTGATTCTTTTTCTTTATATTCGGAATCTAAGATTTGATTATATAAGTCGGGTTGCGTGTTCTTCGTTTGTGCCAGGTAAGTTATATAGTCCGCTTGGTTCTTGAATACCAACTTGTAATTTATTTCCAAAACTGTTTTCATTTGTTGCCCTTAAATGCTTATATATTTCTAAGCAACAATAAGTGTCGCTTGTCGGGTCGTGGTGCTTTAAATCGAATCCGATTCGCTCCGACCATACTTTTAAATTATTCTTTTTATGCCCGGCCTCTTTTCCCATTTTGACCGTGCTTATTAAATAACTTGAACTAATAACTTTATTCATAGTCCAAACCATTTCGGTTCCGTCCTTAAATTTTGCTTTTCTAAAACACCATTCAAGAAAATTATAATCGAACCATTTTATAATAATCCAACCTTCCGTTTTACTAAACCAACCGCTTGGGTTTGCATGGCAAATAAAATCAAATGCCGATTCGCCTCTATATTTCGAAAGAAATATTAAAAGCTCGTAACAAAATTGGTCGTTCGGCATATACGTTTGAACGGTTTCGTAACTAATTCCATGAATTCCTTGGGCCTCTAAAGACCACCATTTTTTTGTTAAATCCGGCGGGCAAACGTTTCGAATAAATT